CCTGATAAGCACGTAGTCAAAATGCCACTGGAGTGCTGCCAGATGCTCTCTATCGTGGCATCCAAGTGGTATCACAACTACGGACATCTTCTTAAAGCAGACAACACCCCTTACAACACAGAGAAGGGTGCCTTTCGAAATCATCCTTGCACTAAATGGGCAGCAGAGTCTATTCACAATGCCTACTGGTTGATTAAGCATGGAATGAATCTGTGTGATGAATATACTCTTCGCTACGGCAAAGTTCATTCCTGTTACAAGACACTCGTAGATGCATTCTACTTGTTCCCCCGTGGTAAAATAACCAGTGTAGAAACCTTTGTTCGTGCTATGCCTGATGAGTATAAACTTGACGACAGCATTGACACTTTTACTGCTTACAAGAATTACATTAACTCCAAGACTTGGGTTAGAGATAATTATCTTCGTATGCCGTCAAGAAAACCTTCGTGGATAAATTAAATTATGGCAAGTGAATTTCTTTTTGTGGAGAAGTATCGTCCTCGTAAAATCGACGACTGTATTCTCCCTGATGATACTAAAAAAACATTCAAGGAGTTTGTGGAGAAGGGTGAAATTCCAAATCTTCTTCTTGCAGGTCCTCCTGGAATTGGTAAAACAACAATCGCAAAAGCATTATGTAACGAATTAGGAGCAGATTTTTATGTCATCAACGGATCCGACGAAGGACGTTTCTTGGATACTGTACGGAACCAAGCGAAGAACTTTGCTTCGACCGTATCACTTACGGGATCTTCTAAACACAAAGTCATCATCATTGACGAAGCAGACAACACCGGCAATGATGTACAACTCTTACTACGGGCAAATATTGAGGCATTTTATAGCAACTGCCGATTCATCTTCACCTGTAACTACAAGAACAAGATCATTGAACCCCTCCACTCCCGATGTGCTGTCATTGACTTCACAATCAAAGGAAAGCAAAAAGCACAGTTGGCAGGATCCTTCTTCAAGCGTCTACAAAACATCTTGGATGAAGAGAGCATCGAATACGATCAAAAAGTCCTTGCAGAACTTGTATCAAAGCACTTCCCAGATTTTCGTCGCGTCCTCAACGAATGCCAACGTTATTCTGCGGGAGGCAAAATCGACGCAGCAATTCTTGCATCTTTTTCGGACATCTCTGTAAATGAACTTATTAAACATCTTAAAGATAAAAACTTTCCTGAAGTCCGAAAGTGGGTGGTCTCCAACTTGGACAACGATGCTTCTAGTCTTCTTCGCAGGGTTTATGACGCCTGTTATGATTGTCTTTCACCCGAGACTATCCCCGCTGCCGTTCTTGTTATTGCTAAGTATCAATACCAATGTGCATTCGTGGCTGATCAAGAGATTAACCTTTTAGCTGCATTAACTGAGATTATGTGTGAGTGTAGTTTTAAATGATATTAAATGAAAATGATGCAATTTATGCTGCAAACAAATTTATTGAATATTATTCAAAATTTAATCGAATAGATGATTATTTGCGATTTGTAAAAAAAGATAGAATTTCCAATAGACCTGGATATATTTTTGGTGCAGAAACAGAAATGTTTGATAATTTCAAAATGCATCCAAATGATATGAATATTAAAATTCATATCGTTGATACAAATGCAAAAACAAAATCAAAATATAATCAATGGTTATATTCTGAAATTCTTAATTTAACTGCATCAAATCCAATTGAAGAGGCGATTCCTGGAAGAACTCATAAGTGGATAGTTGAAGAAACAAACACTAAAAAAATACTTGGAGTTGTAAGATTTGGATCTCCAACTATTAATTCCAAACCAAGAAATGAATATTTTGGAGAAGTTCTTCCTCTAGATAAAATTAATAGTGAATTTGTAATGGGATTTAATATAGTTCCAGTTCAACCATTTGGATATAATTATCTTGGTGGAAAATTGCTTGCTCTTCTTGCTTGCTCAAATGAACTTAAAATTCAATTCGATCAAAAGTATGGAACTGATATTAAATATTTTGAAACAACATCATTATATGGAACAACTAAAGGAGTTTCAATGTATGACGGATTGAAACCATTTCTTCGTCATATAGGAGATACTGAAAGTGATTTTCTTCCACTGTTTCATGATGACTATTTTAGAGATTTTTTTTGGTGGTTTAATAAATTTGCCAATGGTGGAGAAAGATTGGTTTCAGCGGACAAGTCTTCAAAAAAAGTAAAAATTCAACAAAAAATGATTTCTATCATACGTAAATCTTTGAAAGACGATATTAAGTTAAAAGAGTTTAATAATTGCATAAATCATGCAAAAACTCTTACTGAAAAGAAAAGATATTATCTTTCAAAGTTTGAGCATTCATTTGATGATGCTATTAATTGGTGGAAAACCAAGGCATCAAAAAGGTATGAAAAATTAAAAATAGAAAATAGGTTAAGATCAGAAATTGAAATTTGGAGTCCTGAATCTAATTTGGAGATAATAAGATGACCTATGAATTGAAAGATTGGTTAAATTCTATTAATCTTACAAAAGAAAATCTCATGGAAAATCCTGAGATGAAAAGGGAATATAATCCTTATATTATAAATCGTTGTTTATCTGGGCACATTGATTGTGTATTTTTTGCTAATGAAATGAATAGATATCATTTCCTAGACAAAGATCTCCAATATTCATTTTATCTAAATAGTCTAAGGAAAAGGAAGAGATTTTCTCCCTGGATCCGAAAAGATAAAATCAAAGATTTAGAATGCGTTAAACAATACTATGGATATAGTAATGAAAAAGCATCTCAAGCCTTGAAAATTCTAAATAAATCACAACTTAATTTTATTAAACAACGACTTGAAACTGGCGGAGCAAAATGACAATACAAACTATTGAACCACAAGTAAACTGGTCTCCCGATATGATGGTAGAAGTCATCTTGAATGAGCCAGACGACTTTTTAAAAGTTCGTGAAACTCTAACTCGTATTGGGGTTGCATCGAGAAAAGAAAAAAAAATATATCAAAGTTGCCACATACTTCATAAACAAGGTAGATATTATATTGTTCATTTTAAAGAACTTTTTGCTTTAGATGGCAAACATGCAAATTTGACTATCAATGATGTTCAACGTCGTAATCGTATTACTCGTTTGCTTGCAGATTGGGGTCTTATTACTATTGTAAAAGAAGAATCTATTGCAGATATTGCACCTTTAAATCAAATTAAAGTCCTTACTTATAAAGATAAAAATGATTGGATTTTGGAGCAGAAATACAATATTGGTAAAAAGGGTAAGAAACAAGATTTTGAGTAAATAGATAAAAGTACGTAATATACTAAAAAGAGATACGGTTTTTACTGTATCTCTTTTTTTATAAATAATATTGGATGCCTTTTGGATCCACAAAATACAAACTCGCTTTTAAAGGAGCTACAATAATGACTAATATTACAAGATATACTGCTGCGGATCTTCCTGCTCTAATGGAAAAGATCAATAAATACAGCATTGGAATGGATGAATATTTTGATCGTCTTTTCCATTTACATGAAACCACCTCTAATTATCCACCATATAATCTAGTTCAAGTTAGTAATGTAGAATCACGACTGGAACTTGCTCTTGCTGGATTTAAAAAAAAAGAAGTTTATGTCTATACACAAGACGGTAAACTTTTTATAGAAGGTCAAAAAGAAGATAAAGAAACAGAGTCAAACTATCTCCATAAAGGTTTGGCTCAAAGAAGTTTTACAAGAGCATGGACACTCTCTGATGATACGGAAGTTATATCAGTTGATTTTGAAAATGGTCTTTTAACAGTTACTCTTGGAAGAATTGTTCCAGAACATCATAAACGTAAGGATTATCTCTAAATAAAAGAAAAAACTTCATATGAAAACTTTTCAGGAATTTATTTCTATTTTAACGGAAATAAAAGGCGATTTTGGCGCTGATGTAAAAATGAGCGATCAACCAGTTCAATGTTATGGACAAACTGTAAAATATGCTATGGCACCTGGTAAAAAAGTTTGTAAAATGAAAAGAAAGCGGGAATAAATAGAACTGAATATTGTCGCCGCTGAGAAGTAACTGGCAAAATCCAGTTGACTTCTCGCTTTTTTTTAATTATAATTCTTAAAGATATAAATTTAATATGACTGTAAAACTTGTTATTTTAAAATCTGGTGAAGAAATTATTGCCGATGTAAAAGAAGGTTTATATCAAGATAAAGTAATTACCTATATCTTTGACAATCCACATAAAGTTATTGTCAATGGATCTTATAAAATTCTTGATGAGGATAATGAATCTGCAAATAGAGTGAGTCTTTCACTTTATCCATGGCCTTCTTTGTCTTCCGATAAAATAGTTTCAGTGGTTACTGATTGGGTAGTAACTGTTGTGGAAGCAAATTCAAATCTTAAAAAATTGTATGAAGATAGAGTATTAAAAAATGGAAAACAAAACGATCAAGTTGTTAATTTTACAGAACAATCAAATGCTGATATCGGAGATTGAAGAAGTTGGTGCTGACATTGGAGAACCAGATTGTAAATTGATTGAACCATTTGTAGTGGATCAATCAACAACGTCACAATCTTTGTCTCCTTGGTTACTTGATTATACCAGTCAAAACACCTTTATGATTAATTCGGATAAAATACTAACACTTGTTGATCCAAAACCAACTTTACTTGAAAAATATCAAAATATTACTAAAAACTAAAATTTTAAAATTTAGTTAAATAGTAATAAATTTATCTTGTCAAATGTATTTAAAATGAATGAAGAATTGCAAATCGATAAGTGGAATCGTGGATTAACTCTTTTTGAGGAAAGTGTTTTAAAACCAGATCCTGAATTGAGACAATGTGCTCATAATCAAAAATGTTATAATGAATTGATGTATATTCGTGAAAATATATTAGAATACATTAAAACGTTAAGAAAATGAACGCATTCTATATCTACTTTATTATTTTCTTTTGTATTGGTTATTTGGTAGTCACTGATTCAAGTGTTGCACGATTATTTGTTCTTCTTACAGGACTAGTAAGAGTACAGTATCAGAAAATTAAATGGTATATTCAGTATTCACCTGACAATCTATTAGTAAAATTTATCATTCATCGTCGTTCATTAAGACTTGCAAAGGAATTGCAGGAAGAATTTGCAAAAAAAGAAAAACCATTATAAAATAGTAATGCCTTTAAAGGTTTTGAATTATGTCAAGAACTTATAGGAATACAGAAGGATGGCACAGCGGAGCATTTAGACATCCGCATACAGAAAACGAAAGAAAGCAGTTGGATGGAGTACTGCACGATCCAGAACTATTGGAACTTCCCGTCTCAGGTTTAAATCATCTTAGAGCAAGAGAGCACCAATTGCCGAGTGCCTGGGATGATATCACAATCAGCGCATACTATGAAAAGTAAGTGGAATATTGATCCCACTAAAGCAATCACAATCGCCCGTCTAATTGGAGAATTAGAGGGCGTTTCTTATATCTTGGATTGTTTAGACGAACCAGAAGAGTATGAGTATATTCAAAATATGAAACAGAAGTATTATAATGAGTATTTTAAAAGAAAGAAGGAAGAGAAATAAATACACTATACATAGAGATTTCTTATGCTCTCTACACAATACAGACTACGTTTAGAAGCAATTTGTGATAAAATAGTAAAAGGTGAAGAAGTAAGTTTAGAGGATATGATTTGGGCAGAGAAACTTGCAAAAGCAAATCGTAGTGCAGGAACAATTCTTCGTCAGGCAAGAAGAAAAGCAGAAAATCCTAATATGCAAGAAGGAGATTTAGATGATTTTCTAAATCAACTTGATTTTGGTGGACTTGGTGATGAAAGAAAAGGTATCAGTGGTTTCAGTAGTGTTGATGATATTGTAGATTTTTTTAAAGAAGATAAACCAGAAGATTGGAGGCAAAGAGACTAATGACTTACAAAGAATTTCTCCAGATGCCTGCAAACTTTGTAACTGATATTGCAAAGGTAATTGATATTAAAATGACGTATAAAATGAAGTTTACTGAAGAAGAAATACTCATCAAAGATCACCTACTTCAATACTATGAAGAAGCAAAGTTAGGAAGTCTTCGTAATCATTTTGAGAAGTGCCTGGACAAATGAAGAACTGTCCACTGACACTTGACTTTTCCAGTCAGGAGTCTTAAGGTAATCACTGAGTCACAAAAAGAAAAGTTAAAAAAGGCAAACAAAGGAAAGAAGTGGTGGAATAATGGTGTAGAATGTAAACACGCATTTAAATGCCCTGGCCCTGAGTGGCAAAGAGGCAGATTATTTAAAAAACAGGAGGTAACTGATTTTGGGCATGTTTGATTATATAAGAAGCTCCTATGATTTGGGCGAGCAGTTTACTAATGTAGAATGTCAAACCAAAGATATTGAAGATGGTATTGGTGGTACAATGACTGACTATTGGTTAGATCCAGCAGGTCAGTTATGGTATCCACAGTACATTGGTACACATACGATGGAAGAAATCCCAGAGGATGATGAACGATATAGTAAACATGGAGTCTTCAATTTTGAATGGATTCCAACAGGTAAACATGGTAAGTTTGTTTCACATTCAATTACTAAGTATATTGAAATCTATCCTGCAGAATGGAAAGGAGAATGGAAAAATTGGCCAAGATTAAAACTTCACTTTAAAGATGGCAAATTAATGGACTATGAAGATGTAACTGGAAAAACAGACAGATAAACTTTAATTAATTTTTAAAACACTAAATGAAATTTTACACAAATGTCCAGATGGTTGGGGATCACTTTTTAGTCCGTGGTTATGAAAATGGTAGACATTTCATGACTCGTGAGAAGTTTTCTCCGACTCTTTTTGTCCCCTCAAAAAAAAATACTCAGTATAAAACACTGAATGGTGAATATGTTGAAGCAGTACAACCAGGAACTGTGAGAGAATGTAGAGAGTTTATTAAAAAGTATGATGGTGTAAGGGGATTTGATATTTCTGGAAATGACCGATACATTTATCAATATATTTCTGAGATTTATCCAGAAGATGAACTGAAGTTTGATATTAATAAAATTAAAGTTACAACAATTGATATTGAGGTTGCATCTGAAAATGGATTCCCTGACGTAGAAAGTGCAGCAGAAGAAGTTCTACTTATTTCAATCCAAGACTATAATACGAAACAAATTCGTACTTGGGGTCTTGGTAAGTTCAATAATCAGCAGAGTAATGTAAACTATCGTGCTTTCACAAACGAGTATGATTTGTTGAACGACTTTATTGGTTGGTGGATGATTGAGGAGAATACTCCAGAAGTCATCACTGGTTGGAATAGTGAACTGTATGATATTCCATATTTGGTTCGTCGTATAGATCGTGTTCTTGGTGAAAAACTCATGAAGCGTCTATCTCCATGGGGTCTAGTTACTGAACGGGAGACATTTATTTCTGGACGTAAGCATATCTCATATGATATTGGTGGAGTCAGTCAACTTGATTATTTAAATCTTTATAAGAAATTTACATATAAGGTGCTGGAATCTTATCGTCTTGACCATATTGCAAATGTAGAACTGGGACAACAAAAACTGGATCACTCTGAGTTTGATACATTCAAAGACTTCTATACCAAAGGTTGGCAGAAGTTTATTGAATACAACATCAAGGACGTGGAACTTGTTGACCGTATGGAAGACAAGATGAAACTAATTGAACTTGCTTTGACAATGGCATATGATGCTAAAGTCAATTATGCTGATGTGTTCTATCAGGTAAGAATGTGGGATACGATTATCTACAACTATCTGAAAAAGAAAAATATTGTCATTCCCCCAAATGTGAGGTCTGATAAGGATTCCAAGTATGCTGGTGCTTATGTAAAAGAACCGATTCCTGGTGTGTATGATTGGGTGGTGAACTTTGACCTTAACAGCCTATACCCCCACCTGATTATGCAATACGCAATATCCCCAGAAACACTTGTTGAAAAGCACGAACTTAATAATCGTATTGCTGAATTGGAGAAAATGTTGTAGAATATCCTCATCTTATAAATAATAATGTGTGGAT